ATGACTTAACTAATGACGATAGAGACTTCTTGGAACCAGTAGGTTTCAACTTGATCGTTAGACGTAGAGGTTTTGGTGTTATGATTTTCTCAAACAATACTGGATACCAAAAAGTTAAATCTGCTTTGAATAACGTTCACGTAAGAGAAGCTCTAGTAACGGTTGAAAGAGATATTGAAAGAATCTTATTGAACTTCCTATTTGACTTTAATGATACTACTACCCGATTAAGAGTTAAAACGTTGGTTAAGAACTACCTAACTGCGGTTCAAGACGCTAGAGGTATTTCAACATTCGATGTAATATTTGATGATTCAAACAACGGAACTGAAGTTCTTGAAAATAACGCTGGTATCATTGATATAGTTGTTGATTTTCCAAGAGGTATTCACAAGTTCATCAACCGTATCACAATCACAAGAGCTGGCGGTCAACTTGCTTCAAACTCTACTGGATTTACTCCATCATTCTAAAAGACACACACTACTTAATAAAAAAAGGACTCATTCGAGTCCTTTTTTATTTAGGGCCGACCGATTGGTCAGCGTTCCACCAATCGGTTTAAAGGTCCGATAACCTTATTTTAAAATAATATCCGTGCCGACATATTATTGCTAGCCTTTAACTATTAATTGATTGTTTGGCACCAAGGGTACCGGTTAATTTATCGATCCGAGAATCAACATACGAATGAGTTTCATCTATTCTCCTATGTATATTTTGTAGATCGGTATCTATTCTTTGGTGAACATTTTTATCGCCATCGAAGATTTGTGTATGCGTATGATTCAGGTTTTCCTGTAACTCCGTTATTTGTTTTTGCAGTTTTAATACCTTCACAATACTCAAAACAATAACTGACGCAAAAACGACAGCTACCACAGAAAGCACTCCAAAAGTAAATGATACTATTTCCATATTTTATTATATTTTATTTTTTAGTTGCCGGCACGGCTACCATTTAATCCGTTAACTCTTTCTCTGCGAGAGCGCTACCTAAGATGTGATTATCATTTTCTAAAAAAATGATGTAGTCGTTCTGTATACGAATAGAGTCCTGTTTACTGTTAATTTCTAATTTAAGAGAGTCTATTTGCATGTTTAAGTTTTGCGAGTAAGCATCGCAATTAGATTCGGTTTTACATGAAGTTATGCTAAATAATAAACATGTAATAGCTAATAAGTTTTTCATAATTGGTCTAAGAAATTTTAATCGTTTTTCGTAAATATTTCCTCAACCACTCGAATTGTATCAGTCGAATCGTTATGTAAAACTCCAATTCCTCCAGCATTAGTCCATTTTTCTAGTTTTTTATTGAAATCATCGATTAACAGAGGTTTCTTTTTAAATAGAGTTTTTGCAGGCTCAACGTAATCGTGCTTGCGATTAGCTAAGATAAATCGGGTGTCCTTTGTAAAATTTTGAGGGTCTGTTACTGGATCTTGGTCAATTCCTAAATGAAGCTTTACCCATTTAGCCTTTCCGGTAAAACAGCCTGGGTGTTTACTTGGAGAGGACAAAATTATTGGATTGTATTGCTTAATATAGTCCCATAATTCCCTACCGTCCTTCATCCATTGTAGATTTTCCCAGAAGGATTCGCCTAACTCATCGATTAGCGGCCATAGTGAATCTTTACCATGCTCCTTTTCATAGGCTTTAGGCGAAAGCTTTTCAGTATTGCTAGCTAGTTCAATGAACCCTCTATTGAAATCAACTAGTACTCCATCAAGATCACAAAAGATCCTGAAGTCAATTGATTTTTCTTCGTTCACGAATTGAGTGAAGCTTTTAAGATTATTGCTCATTTAATTCAAATTGGGTTTCTTGATCCTTATTGATTATGGCTAAGAGATCGTTTGCCATTACTAGGTGATAGTTTTGACTATCCCATTTTACGTCAAGGCCTGAGTATCTTTGGTAAAGAACTCTGTCCCCAACTTTAACTGGGCATTTTGAATTGTCTGAGACTAGGTGACCTAATCCGACTACTTTGCCAGTATTTGGACGTTTACGTGCATCTACTGAAAGTAGAATACCGGTCTCAGTTTTTACTTCTACGCTATCTGGTAGAATTAATAGTCTTTCGAATAATGGAATAAATCCTTGTTCAACGTGTATCATTAGTTTTTGTAATTTTTTTTGAATTTGTAATAATTAAATTTACGTCTTGAGGTTAAGTCAACACTTTGTTTTATTGATTCTAATACGTCAGTTGGAAAAAATGCAGTGCTTAATCGAATTAGCGTCTTATTACGAGTAAGGTTATTCTCAATCGTCTGCCATTCACCAGGTTCCTTTATCTTTAGCACTTCACATGTAACTTCACGTAAAATATCAATGAACCCTTGATCACCTGAATCGATTAGAGGAGTGATCTCTTTCCAGTCATACGATTCACGCAAGTGATCAATTATCTTGGTTACCTTGGAAGCAGTCATTTTTGGATGAACTCTTGGAATATTATCTGAGGTATCTCCACCTAAACACTTAGTTAGAATGTCTAGAGTTGGATCAACTGTTAGATGTTTATAATCCTTTTGGGTCAAATCGTTAATTATGTTGACTATTGCCGAGTTATCGATTGAGTCAATGTCAAAATTAAATAGATCAATCTCAGCCTCTTGGACCTGACCAAAATCTTCAGTAGTGTAGATCTTTTTGTACTTAGTCATTTGCTTTGGCATTATCAGAATTACTTTACGTTTGCTGCTTTCAAGTAATTGAGTTAAGTCCTTGTCTACTGACCAAATGCAGATGTCTTCTCTTAGGTTTTCGCAAATATAGGCGATTAAATCATCACCTTCCGCTCCAGGAACCCGGTTAACAACAATTCCGTATTCTTCAGAAATTGTGTTTAAGATTTCGGTTTGGAAGTATTCAAAAAAGAGATAGATTTTATCATCGTACTTGCGCTGACCTTTGTAAGAGAAGTCTCCCTCACCGTGAGCTTCAAAGTGCTCCTTGATGTATTTCTTTCTCCAACTTTTAGAGTCAAATACGAAAAATACGGAACTGATATTTTCCTTAAACGGAGCAAGAATACTTCCAAGGTAGTTCACTGAAAAAGCCCTGAAAGTATCCTTACTTGCCTGTTTAAGCATGAATTTGTCATCGTTTAATAGATCAGAGACGTAATACTTTTCGCCCACTCGTTTGTCATTAGCTAAGATGTTCTTGGCTATGCTAACCGCTACGTTAAGAAAGGCATTTCCATCAATGATTAAATTCATGTTAGTTTTATTTAGATTGTTCTACATTAGGTTGAGGTTTACTCAACGTTTTAATAGCTTTTGCAATTAACTCAGCTTCGTCCAAGTTAAATATTCCTTTTGCTTGACAGTGATTAGCTGATGAAACTAGCACAAGGACTGCATGCTCTGGAGTTAAGTTTGCCAAGAATTTTTCGTAATCTGCTTGGTCTGTGTAACTTATTGAAGACAGTAGAGTTGCAATAGGTTGTGGAGTTTCAGCCTGCTGAGTTTCAGCCTGTGGAGTTTCAACTTCGTTAGTTGTTTCGGAGTTAGTGTTGTTCTTAGTTTCCATGTTATTTAGGTATTTTTATAGGTCTGCGAATAAATCGTCTAGGTCATCAGATTTAGCTGGAGCTGATTTAGCCGGAGAAGCTTTTGCAGCTGGAGCAGGTTCACTTGTGAAATCAGTGTCAAGGTCAATTGACATTGCACTAGATTTTGAAGCTGGTGCTGGAGAGAATTCAATATCTTCTCCCATTGGAGCTTGTGAACGATTTACTGGTTTTGAGTTGGTGAAGTGTTTCTTCATTCTCTCATCCTTGGTATTTGAAACTAGGTTATCAATGATTTGCTTGTAAGGAATGATTGCTTTAATGTAGTCTGCAACCTTTTCATACTCATGGTCAGTCCATTCTTTTAAGAAGTATTGGCTCATGTCTGGTGAATTCTTTTTAAAGTATTCGCTAGTGAATTGCATTACTTTAGGATCGTTAGAAACTGGAATTTCTTTTCCTGCATGAGTAATGATTAATGGACTAACTTCATTCATGAATT